CCGGCTAACTGCATTATTACTTTCTTTTGGTGTCTTTTCATTTCTTCGCTTTCTCGTCGGCTAGTCCGAGAGCTTTTATTCTTTTCTTCACCTCTAGCGGTGAGAGCATAATCTCGAAGTGCATCTCGTCGGCTCGGTTTTTGTAATCTCCACCCCAACGACACCCGTATTTCTTGGCTATTTCGCGTATTACTTTTTCTTGCTCGTCGGTGAAGGTATTACGCTTTCCAAGCGGGTGTTTCCGGGAGTTGAGATCAACGGCCGTACCCGAGGCGTGGTTGGAAAGATTACCCGCGTCCTCCTGCCCTCTAATGGCACGGTAGGCATAGCCCCAGTCGTCGAGTTGTCCGTCGTCAAGTTTCTCTACGCGTTCGTGGAACTCGCGGCAAAGGTTGATAAGTAGCGGCGCAACTTTCTTGCTACACCGTATCTTTAACTTTGTGCCGGGGACTTGGAAAGACTGGACTCCTATGGTGCGAGGTTCGTCGGAAGCTGGCCACCCGTTTTGAGAGCTAGCCAAGTAATGCCGCCACCTCTGCCTCGTCTAGTCCAAGCGCACGGAGCTTGTCTGCCGCGCTAAGCCGCTTCGCGGTGCGAACTTGCTCGGCCGCCTCTTGCTCTGCTCGTTGAGCTTCTGCCGTTTGGCGATTGGCTTCCAGTTGCGCGATCTCCTCGTCGGTGAGCTCTATTACTGTCTGCTCTCCAGTCTCGCAATTAACAACGAGTTTTGTAGGTTTGGCCATTTTATCCCCTTAGCTCTTGACTATTCCGTAAAGTGTAGCGGTCGAGTATTGTGCAAAGTTTCCATACGCCGAATTAGGATAAACTTCCACGCTTGTAATAGCGGAAGTATCCGACCATAAACCCCCAAGTAACGAAGATACGGCGGTAGTCCCATTATTTTCTGCGACTGAATCTGCGAGGCTTGATTTGTAAGTGCTCCCGGCATAATTTGGTATATAAATCATCATATTTCCAAACGTATTGGCGGTCGCCGCGCTTGTGGGAACATAACCAACATATGGAGGGTTGCTCACATTAAAAGAACCGGCGGCCGACCCTGTCCCGTAAATCGCTCGGCTTGACCCGTTACTTGTATTTCCGTTTATTTTTAAGTGGCAATAACCCGAAACATCAGTTAAATAAGTGCTAGTAGTACGACCCGATAAGAATACCAATAAATCTGTATAGGCAGCGGGTATTGCAGAAAAAGTTATTGCGGCAGAACCACCAGCCCCTACCGTTGTCGTGGCTATAGCTTTATATGTCGGGTTTGGCATTATGCCGCCTTAATTCCGTATAGAGTAACTACCGATCCGCTAGCAAAAGTATCACCGGCATAAATTGTAATGCTGTTAATAGCGGCGGTACTTCGCCATAAACCTGCTAAAAAATCGGTGCCCGAGTTGCTATTTTGACTTCGGCTTAAAAAACTTTTATTTGTTGTTGTGTTGCTGTAACTCTGAAAATTAGTTACGACCGTGCCAAAAGTTGAGGCTGTGGTAGGGAATCCGTAATAAGTTAAATAAGCCGAAGTTTGCGAACTGTATCTATTGGAGCCGGGAGACGTTCCGTCTCCATAAAGAACCGTATTTGAGTAATTTGAGCCTGAGTCTGCGTTAAAACGCAATACATAAGAGGAATTAGTCGAACCTGCGCGCAAAAAAGACACCATAACTAAATCGGTATATGTGGCAGGTATAGAGGAAAACGTAGCGGAAGCCGTACCACCGGCAAAAGTTGTAGTCGCTATGGGTTCGTATGTTGTCGCCATTATGCCGCCTTTATCCCGTATAGCGCAAAAGTAGAATATTGGGAAATCGTGCCGCTAGCGGGCAAAATTTTAATAGATGTTATCGCCGCCGTATTGAGCCATAAACCAGACTGTAACTCTACGTGCCCGCTTCCGTTTTCGTCTGAACCGTCAAGTGTGCGGGCGGTCGTGTATTTGTTGGTATTTGTATAATCGAGGATATCCGTAATTATTGCGTCTGGATAAGTATTAGTATTTGAGTTTTTATACCCTATCTGTACGGAAGAAGTAGAACCACCAACACCTGCGGAAGCGGAAGAACCAGAACCGTAAAGGTAATGGTTTTTATAATTCGATCCAGAGTCTGCGTTGAACTGTATAAGTAAGGTTGTACCTGAAACGCTATTTAACCAAATACCTCTCAATTGTAAATGACTATAACTAGACGGTATGGAAGTAAACTCTAAAAAAGAACTTCCACCCGCCGCCGAGTTAGCAGTTGCAATAGAATCGTAGGAAGTCGGCAAACTTGCCGCACCCGTAATGCCCGCGACTAATGCACCGATCATTAGGCTACGGAACCTACTACCGTCCAAGCGTTGGTGGCGGTTTTAATAGCTACGGCGGCTTTGTATTGAGCAACGGTTGGGGACGCTGATACTGCCCCCGCACTTGTTACGGTCGTCGTGCCAGGCGTAACCGCGTTAATAGTAAGTAGTCCTGCGCCTGTGTTAAGAATTGTTATCGCGGTACCGTTAGGGAAACCGTAGGTAGCGTCGGTAGGAATAGAGACGGTCTTAGTGCTCGCGTTGGTCGTAATTACTAAAACTTGGTACTGATCGGTGGAGGCAAGTGTATAAGTCGCTCCGCTTTGAGAGTTGAGGGTATACGAGACGAGCCCGTTTACCATAGCGGCGGTAAGAACGTCTCCCGTAGCGGCGGGTAGTCCTGTTGGCATTGTTTACCTTCTTTCTAGGTTAATAGGATAGTACGTTTTGTCCCAATACTCCGTATTGTGAGTTCCCAATAATGAACGCGTCTATTATCGGTTCGGCCGTGGTGAAACGGGTTATCCAGCTTTGCGGAGTTATGGAGTGCGTTACGCCGAATATCTGTAAAGTTTTAGTAATGCTCGAACTCCCGGGCTGAGTCTGCGTTACGGTAATCGGGTCGAAATAGTCCAGGCTTAGAGCCGCCGCGATTCCGCTGTTATAGTCAGGCGTGTAGAGGTTGAGGGTTATCGAATCGCACCGGATAGAGGTATCTTTTCGGCTTGCCACATAAGCCCGTGCGTAATTGTTGGCCTCGGTCGTGGTCTGCATTAGAAGCCCGGTTACGTCGTAGCTATGGAGAAAGTACGTATTTACACTTGTCGAGTCGGTGTAACTCTGAGTCGCTAGCCCGGTAGCAGTTACGTTCGCTTGGTTAAAGATTTGAGCGTCATTTAACACCCAGTCGGCGTTAGAGTATCGAATACCGACCCCACTATCTACGAAAGCCGTCGGGGTACCGCCGATAGAGCTACTGGTAACCGTGCGATCTTGAAAGACTACCTCTCCCTCAGCGTTTACGTAGAGGGCTCCGTACTCGGTCGTCGCGACCGTTTGGAGAGCTGAGAGAGCAGTACGAGCCGTCCCCGGATCTGCCTGTACCGTGGTCTGGCCGGTATCTATATCTCGCATACCAGTAGGCCAAGAGATTTGGTTGAGAATATCGGTTATACGTGCGCCGGTTGTTTCTCCGGCGGTTGCACCGCTAACGGTCGAGACGGTCGCAAGGTTGAGAAGCTGAAACGCGTCAAGGGCGGTTATGGTGGTCGTCGAAACCTCTCCGACGAATTGGCTTTGTCGGTAGTTGTAGCCGGTGATATAACCGCTAAAAACGCTATACCCTAGCCCAGTATTAGTATCGGTAGCGCTTATCTGTATTTTACGGAGCGGCAAGAGATAACCGTAATAGGGCGACGCGGTATTTTGAGGGTTAAAGTCTCCGTTTTGATCCGCTAGGACTACGGTCGCCGTTCCAGTCTGAAATACGTCGGTGAGGAGATTACGACCTCGGGTTGTCTGGACGGTCTGCACTTGATTAGAAACGTCTACGACGAGGCTCGCACTATCGGCGAGTACGTTCGTCCCCAATATGCCGTAGCCCACGATAAAGGCTTGGCCGAATGAAGCGCCCGAGGAGAAGTTAATCGAAACGGAAAGATTAGGGAGCGCCATTAGATAAACCCGGCGGGAGTTGTCGTACCTCCGAAGCGCGTGTAACGCGTCACCGCGTCGGCGATTAGATAAACTATTCTATTCTCGTCGGAGATTATGCCCGCGTCTACGTTGATATTTATATCTCCGCTTGATCCGTACGTGCCATATTGCAAGCTCGAGGATACGCCCCCGCTTGGCGCGTTGGTGGCCGGAGGTGCGCTCTGCGCGTTACTTGTGGGAGCGCCAAAAGAGCCAGGCAACATACCAGCGCTACCGTTTGGCGTAACTACGTTTATATAAGCATTAAGCGGGTTGGAGGCTAGCCACTCTTGAAGCGCTGTTAGTTCGCTTTTGCGTTTTTGGTTGGCCGCTGTATTAGCCGCTTCTATCTCTTTAATACGAGCAAGTTCGGCGGAGGCCGCTTTCTTTTGTAAAGCCTCAAGCTCTACTAGAGCCTTTTCGTCGTCGGTCTTAATTTCGCTCTTGAGTGCCTTCATAGCTAAAAGCCTGGCGCGATCCTCGTCGGATAGCTTGCCCTTGAGTGCGGCTTCTATGGCGATATTATCTTGGTCGAACTTGGCCGCTAGTTTTTTGCTCATAGCTAGAGCTCGCTTAGTTGCCAATTCCTTCGCGGCGGCCGCGGCGGCGGCTTTTGCCAACTTAGTCGCTTTTTCCTGAGCGATTAAAGACTCTCGCTCGATAGCCCGAGCGTTTGGCCTCATAGGTGTTTCACGTGAAGCCTTACCAACGTCGTTAAGTATTGGCAATATCCCTTTATTAAACTTGCCAGTACCGGCTATGTTGCCGACTTTAGCTAGGTCAATATTAAGAGCTCCAACAATTTTGGCCAGCGGCTTAAGTTTCTCGATAACCGTCGTTACTCCGGCTATGACGTTAGCGGTCGAATCCCCGAACCGCGTCATTTGATCGGCCGCGTCTCCTACGCCATTCTCTCCGGTAAGGCGCTCGACGGAGTTAAGGAGCTCGATACCGATAACCTCTGAGGCTTCGCTCGCCGCTATTTTTAGACGGTCAATTTTGCCGGCGTAGCTCTCGGCGGCTTCGGTCGCTTGACCGGCAAAGAGAAGGCTTAATTTTGCGGTTAATTTCTCAAAACTTGCTTTTTTAAGTTCTGCCTTTGTGAGCCCTGCACCGAGACGGCCGAGAGAAGTCGTGTTACCTAGATAGGCGCGAGTGAGTGCAGTCGTGACCGACTCTAGACTTTTGCCGGTACCCGCTGAAACGTTCAGCGCAAGGTTGAGAAGCTCTTGGCTTTTAGTAACTGATCCCGTAGCGGTAACGAGACGCTGGAAAGCCGGGCGTAGTTGATCGTCGGCTACTCCGGTAGCGAGCGAGGTATCTTTGACGAACTTCTCGACGTTTACGCTTGAGTAAGCCAAACCGAGGTTTTTAAGGCTACGAGCTAGAGACTTTTGCGCTTTGTCGTCGGCGGCCGCGGCCATTACCGACCGCTTAGCGAATACGGTCAAACCGGTCGTAGCGGCGGCAAGGGAAAGTTTAGAGGCTAGGCCAAAACGCTTAAGAGTTTTCTCGAGGCCTTTAATATCGCGAGTAGCGGCTTTGGTGCCCTTGTTGTTATAGGTAATCGCTATGGGGACTTTAATAACCATTAGTACCTAGCCAGTCTGCGGTTTATCATATCTTGATATTTCGCTACTACTCTGCCCATTTTGACCGTTATCTCTGCCCGGT